AGTTTGGCAAAGTGTTCGAAATACTGCTCGGGCAACAACAGGCCGCTCCGCCCCTTACAAAATGCACCAGCCTCCCGCGCCATTGCAATAACTTTTTCTATGCTCATGTGTTCTTCTCCTTGAGTTTTCTCTGTACTTCTCCGATTATAGCTGCATACTCTAAATCATAGTTACTTAGCAGTATGATTTCCTCGTCCGTCAGCCCAACCCAAGGTTTGTGTGTTTCCGGCGGTGTAACTTCATATATATCTTTGACGGAAACGGGGTTTTCACTCATGTGTTCTTCTCCTTGAGTTCTTCTCGTAATCGTGTATGAAAACCTTCTTCACCATCATCTCCAGACACTAACCAGTCCACCCGTTGAACATATGTATAAGATTGTCTCAACATATCGACTGCGGTTTGAAATTCCGCAATAGTTTCTGCGGAATATTGACGACCTGTAACATCTCCCCACTCGTTCTTTTCTTCATTATCATTGTCAATAATCAGTTGCTCAATGTCGTCAGCAATCTGAGTTAACTGGTACTGTGTGTAATTAAAGTGTCCGCCGCTCATAATTCTTCTCCTTTAACTTAGCCTCAACTGCCTCAGCAACACCCTTAACGCTACACCATATATCATAGCCTTGATCGTCCTGTGTATTGTCATTAATAATCTTTTGCACCTCCTCCTCGGTTAACCCAGCCCAAGGCTTATGTCTGTATTGATTCATGTTGTGATCGCCGCTCATAGTTCAACTCCTTGAGTTTGGTTTCAATGGCGCGGGCGATACTATGGTACAGAGTTTTGTTTGCTGCATGATACGCAGCGATAGCGGGGAAAACCTGCTCAACTTCCTCATCCGTTAACCCCACCCAAGTCTTCTGTGGTTGTTTGACGGGGCTCATTACTTCAGCTTCGGTCACTCTAACGCCATTCAGGAACCACTCCTTGTGACCACTGGCCCATTCAATTGCTGCGCCATCCTCACGATGCAGTAGTCCATTCAACCACCACGACTTATCACCATCAGTATACTCAACTGCTGGACCATCTTCACGATGTCTTTTACCATTAAGATACCACGACTTATCACCATCAGACCACTCAATCGCTGGCCCCTCTACGCGATGAAGTTTACCGTTGAGATACCACTCCTTGGTACCGCTTGTATACTCAACAGCAGGTCCATCTTCACGATGAAGTTTACCGTTGAGATACCACTCTGTGCGGCGTTCGTGAATTTGGACTGTGTATTCGATCATCATGATATATTCCTTTTGGTTGGTATGGTTCTATTATACCACGTCTGGCCGGAAAGTAAATATGTCAAAAGTGTTCATTTATCCTCTTTATTCATTATTATATATTACTTTATGTTTAAAGTTTTCATTAAGCTTTGTACGTTTAGCAATAGCCCTTCCATGGAGCCATTATTATCAATAGTGTAATCAGCCATCCATTCTTCTAAGTTCATACTATCCGTTGATTCTAGTGGAAGATGCATACTACGATCAACCCAAATTGCGTAGTCAAACACCTGAGCATTTTTCATAGCATGAAACTCACGATTATTACGCAGTCCGCAGTATACATCATGAGAGCTAAAGATAGCACGACCTAATCGGCCAGCGTCATCCTTACAATAATCTGCTATCATATGAAACCATTCTGATCTATGATTATGCCGATCATTATAACACTCTTCAGCAGAGGCGTATCCATATTGATCTTTTAGCACATCGTAAATAAATAGATCAGCGCAAAACTCTGAACTAGACTTAAAATGCATCTTATAGCCATCACGCAATATTTCGCACACAGTATCTTTACCGTGACGGCCATGTCCTATAATTAATAGTTTCATCGCCGCTCTTCACCCCAACAATAGCCGCTGCCCTTAATACCCTGTTCGCGGTAAGTTGTGTTAATATAGTGCAAAGTACTTTCGCATTGTTCCCTGGATGTAAATGTATCCATTACAAGCGGGTTATTAAAATTCAAATTTCCAGGAACTAAAAATGTGTAAACTAAAATCCAAGTGGCCATCATATTTTCTCGATATCTAAATTCGGATAATGCTTAATTATGTCCAAAGTGCTTTTCTAATTTTAATTAAACGAGTAAGCATTTCTGTATCCTCTGCTTCGTATTCTGCTTCCATCTTATTCATTACATCAAAAATACGACGAGACTCTGCATGATCTTCCTCAGTACGACCTTTTTCACTAAAGAAAGATATATCCAATCCAGCACTATCGGTGCGCCTACGAGAGCAATATTCACTCCAACCAGATGCTTTCATAGGGTCAGGACGGTTTGGATATACTTCGGTCCACCACTTGTACAGTGCAATAGTTTCCATTGCTGCCAATGCTTGTGGGGTATGATCGCCATATGTGGGATCATCTTTCTCTACCCACTCATCATTCTTTATACCCGCTGCCCATTCCAAGTGCGCCAATCCTGCCTCAGCACTTCGCCAGGTTCTCCAGCGAAACCATCCACTAGCATAGAATGGAGGATTATACTTGGTGCACGCCTCTTTGCTCCATGCAACATTCATCCATGCGGTTTCAATTTCAACAAAATCCACCAGTTCATTGAACATACATGGTAGGATCCGATCACCCACGTCTTGCCACTGTCCAGGTTTAATATCACTGGGATGAGCAGTAAGACTATGTGTCCTGGATACCCAACGATTGTTGATATAGTACTTGATATTGTACAGAGACCGAACTGGCCATGTAACAAAGTCCTGAACTGCATTCAACACTTCTTCTGCTAACCAGTAACGAAAACGATATTGTGTCTGAGCAGCTAGTCGCCAGTTGTCCCATTCATCACTAGTTCCCGCTTTAAGTTTAGCAGTACCTCGCAACCAGTCTGCAAACCGTGAGCAACTCCAGTAGTTATTTTGATGTGCCATCTTCTTTCTTCCTCATACTCCAAGTACCGTCTTTGTTGTCTATCCATTCTATGGTATCACCAATAACCCATCCTGCTTCAGACATGAATTCGTCACTGAGTGGCAGTACTAAATCACCAGATCCATCGTCTGCTTTTTCCAGTGTTACTGTATATTTTATCATTGGATTAATTAGAAAAGTACCTGTTGTTTATCAAGATCTTTTAGTTTGGCGTCTAACACATATATTACAAATTCATTAAAACTCATATCACGATCATGCGCCATTCGGAATAACACTAACTGTTCTTCATCAGTTAGGTCTAATGGTATTGTCACGCGATCATCATAGTCTTCTCCAGCCACAATTGCCAATGCTTTTTCAATAAAGTCATCGTCGCTTTCGAGATCAACGAACTTAACTCCATCGTAGGCTTCGTCCTCAACACCATGCCCGAATTGCTCATCTTCGTACTGACGCAAATACTCCGGATTAGTTCTGCGGTAACTGCGCCTACGAGCGTAATCATGTGCTTCTACCTGATAGACTTCTTGCGTCTTGGTGTCAAACAATATACACAATGAGTAGCCGTCCTGATCGCCAGACCAGCTGGTCAGACTATATGCATTAGGGCCAAAACAATCCCAACAGTAATCACTACCTTCAGTGATTCGGTAGTTGGATACTTCCATCCATTCTTTTAATGTAATCATAATGTTCTTGCTTAGTTAATATCATTCCATTATACATTGACCAGGCCGGCATGTACATAGTATTACGTAATACTTTTTTCTATTTTTGAGTGCCGTTGCGCATTTATATACTTAAGCATTACTTTCCACATATGAAGTAATCATAGAGAATGCATCACCAATAGCTTCGGCGCAAGCTCTTGCAACTTCAATGTGTTCTAATTGAGTTCCGTTGGCTGAGCGAAGTTCAATATAATGAATCCAACTGCGAATTGTCCCATTGACTAATACTACTGACTTCGTGCAGCCCTCTGGCAATATCGCCCTTGCTTGCTCCTTAGCAATACCTGCTTCAATAGCCCACTTGTAATTTGTTTCTACGAGATTAATTACTTGTTGTTGCCTTTTATACCATTCTGCTGTAAGTGCGACATTCTCTGTAGTCAAACTATTTTGTCGATTTTTCGGATCTTGAAGTCGTGCATCGCGCAATACCCATTCCATATCCTCCGTTGGATTAGCGTATCTCTGTGAGTATTCTTGAAAGGAAAAAGATCTGTGTCGTAATAGTTGACGCGCAATGTCTCTGGTTGTTTCGACTTCAATACAGGCAGAGACCATTTCAAACGGGGACCAATGCTTGTGTTTGGCCAGATATCCGAGGAGTTTTTCAGCAGTTGCCAAATTAAACTGATTGGACGGATTACTAACTCTGGCGCAGTATGCAATAAGGTCCTGCGCGTCGGATAAACCTTCACTGTACATTTCCCTTGTAGGTTTAGAATAGCTAATTAATTTTGCTTTCATTTCTTTAAACTTTCTTCATATGCTTCTATGGATTTTTCAAGCGATGCAATAAATCCAAGTTCAATTAGATTTTTTTTGGCCTTGGCGTCAAGTAACACTTTCATTGTCGCAGGACCATTATCAGAGTCTTCAGCATAATCAATTACGTCAATCATAATTTAAATCCATTAAAGTTTTGTTTTCTTGCTGCTTGTGATTTATCAAACATCGGCGTATCATCAGTCAGTGTCTGTTGAGTTTCCTCTACATCATAAAGGCGCATTTTTGAACGGTCGACACCGATAACGAATCTTTTATGATACGTTGGATCATTGTATCTATTCTTTAATTGTTTGACCATCATCTGGCCTTGTTGCTCTAACTCTTCTGTTGAAATAAGGGCAAACATAAAATCGGCTGTTGCCGGGAGTCCAAAAGACTCGGAGGTGTCCTCAAGGCCGACGTCTGAGTTAGAATTATGAGTGAGGATATCATTGGCATAAAATAAATGATTACCTGAAACTTCAATATCGATTGCATCATCGTAACCTATTTCTTCAATCTGAACTATATTTTCCCACATTTTATAATCTACCTTGTTTAAATCCATTATTAATATACGCTTGTTTTTCCCAAATGTCAATGGAAATGTTTACATTATCTTTATTTACCCAACATGTTCCCTTGCCTGAGATATAACCTTCTGGTATAGGCTGGTTGGCTTTAATTAAAATTCTTTTTTTGTCGTTTATACTATAATAGAATTTTTTATCCTTAGATTGACTAGACAATTTTTGTTTTGTTTCATCCGATGGCCTGGGTCTATTTTTTGCTATATCAGAAAGTTTTTTCTTAGTTTCCTCGGTGTGGCCATGCCCGAATGAGTTAGCATAAAGGCCCAATTTATATCTCTTCTTTTTTGTTTTTGATATTTTTTCCCTAGTCGATTCTTTTGGAGATATTCCCGTATTCCAAGTAATTCCGTCACTTATATTTTGTTTAGCCTTATTGGAGTCTCCCCAATATTTTCTTTCAACATTTTCAATAAATTCATTTTTAATATTATACCCAAAAACTAAAGAGTTATATTTATCTATCCAATGCTGTTCTCTTTTGAGAACATTAGATTCATCACATTCTTCTAAAAGTTCGATGATGTGATTATTTGTTCCATATTCTCTTAATGATTTGGATATAAGTGAAGAACGTTCTATGGTTTTACCATTAGATATATGTTCGTTATATCTTTGGTCTAATGTATCCCTATTCGTTTTTCCTATATACACCTTATCGGTTATATTATTAGTAATTTTATAAACTTTAGCCATATTAGTTAGTATCCTTTAGTTAGACTACCTATTATTTATAAGAAGTCTATCTCCCAGACACAGTCCAGATTTAATATTTTTTTCACCCGATTCTGTGGGGAATAGATGTTCTTCAGATGCTATTATCTGTTTACCACTTTCTGTAGTAATTTTAAACATTTTTTTCCTAGTTTTGGGAAATACAGTCAATACTTCATTCCATCCATTATTAGAAAGTACTAAGTCTCCCACTCGAATATCATTCAATTTCTTAGGTCCTTCCTTTGTATTTACTAAAGTGTTAGGATCTAAACAAAACCCACTTCTTGTTGTTTGAGTTGCAGATACGATTGGTACGTCAAATTCGACAGCAAGGCCACGTATTTCTTCGGCAATGGCTTTGATGTAGCTATAAGAGTTGATGGCACCGCCCATTCCTTTCATTCGTGATGAGGAGCAAATATTTAAGTAATCAATAAAAATAATATGGGGTACAAATTGCTTTTTAAGTTTAAGTTCATTTAACAAGCCGCGGTAATGGCCAGTGTGAGCAGCACCAGTTGGGTATTCCTTAATAATCAATTTACCTGTAGTATTTTTAGATATGTTTGATACCTTAGTGGTAAACATATCTTTAGACATTTTATCAATTTGATCAATAGGCACATTCAGTAAGTTAGCATCGATGCGCTCGGCAATTCTCTCCTCAGACATCTCTAATGTGATATAAAGCACATTTAAGTTCTGAGTTAATGCCGACGCGGCCATATGACACATGAACAGAGATTTTCCCACACCAGTTCCTGCGAGAGCAATGTTTAGTGTTTTATTTGGCAAACCGCCCTTGGTGATTTTATTGAAATAATCTAAGTCAAATGGAACGCGTTGCTCTTCAGTATGGTAGAAATCATATCGTCGTTCAACGTTTTCAATATAATCATGGCCAACGTTATTATCAAACCCAACCCCAAGTGCTTTGGTCAGAATGTCAGGCAGTGCATTCTTAGTAAGCGATTCGTGTTTACCATCAATAATAGAGATGGATTCCATGATCGCATTATATACTGCTCTGTCTTGGCACCACTTTTCAGTAGTATCTAATAACCATTGTTCATCGACTTCTGCATCAGTAAAAAGTTGTGGCAATACATCCATTGCCATATTATGCTGTTCACTTGTTAACTTATCGGTTTGATCTAACTCAATTTTAAAACTAGTAGAAGTAGGCAGTTTGTTGTATTTAGCGACAAACTTGCCAGTCTCTTTAAAGAGAGTTCGGTAAATACCTTCAAAGTACTCAGGTTTAATAAATGGTAACACTTTACGCATATATTTCTCATCAGTAAGAATATGGCGTAAAATGGTTTGCTCAAGATTTGCTTGCAACGTTGTTCTCCCTTTCCTTCATCATTACACTACCATCAGTAAGGCCTAATTCAATAATGGCCTCTAGTATTAAACCTGCGTGTTCTTGAAGGCCGGTTGTTGTTTCACTTAGATCATCATCAGGCGATGATACAATTCTAAAATTAAATGTCATATGATCTTGTATTTCATTAAACGCAATTGCATTATACTGCAACACCGTTTCAACATAATCACCGGTCATAAACCTAACACCCCAAGCATCTTCATTGTCTTGCAAGGGTACTAATACATAATCAACATTTTCTTTAAATTCATTCTCCATCGGGGTCTGCATATGCTTCTTTCCTGATCATGTAAGTCCTAGACAAATGCGCAGCAAAGTCTGTAGTGTCAAATACTGATTTCCAGAACTCTTCGTTCAGTGTCTCTTTTTCTCGGTACTTGCCCTCCAACACTTCTCCACTAGACTTATCAACTTTTTGATACCATCCATTACTAGGCTTAATAACATATCCACCAGCAATAGCAACGTCCAGCAAACCAGACCAACGCTGGACACCGCCTTCCCAAGAAACCGAGATAGGAATTTTTGATTTTTCTCTAACATATCGTGATTTTTCTACGTTAATGATAAAGTGGTAACCTTGAATTTCAGTGCCGACTTTATCTTGTTGACGGCCAAGAATCCAGATGTTATCGGCCGAATAATAAATTCCGGTGCCACCAGAAACAATTTGTTTAGGAAACAAACCAATTTCCTGATACGTGTGGTTAACAGCAATCAGTGGAATATTTTTCATATTCAAGTATGGTGTACACATGCGGAAAAGGCCTTTTAGCGCTTTGGCGCGAGACATATCCGCTACTGATTTTTCATTCATAGCATCATCTAACTCTTTCTTTGATGCTAGGTTGCCAATAGAGTCAATAACAACACATACCTTGTCACCGCGAGTTAATCCTTCAAGTTGACCGATCAAGTCAAATTTAAGCTCCTCGACGTTAGTAATTGGTGTATGCAACACACGCGATGGGTCAATGCCAAATTGCTCAAAATAAGATTGAGGCGAACCAAATTCTGAATCATAGAATAACATAACTGCATCTGGATACGCTTTCAAATATGCGCTGGCCATAATAAGGGCAAATGATGTTTTAAAGTGCTTAGATGGACCTGCCAACACTGTCAAACCCGCACTTAAACCACCATCAACTTTACCAGACAATGCAACGTTAATCATTGGCACCTCAGTAGGGATCATGTCCTTCTCATTAAAGAACTTTGATTCTGATAGAATTTCAGTATGCTCTAACTTACTATTCTTTTTTAATTTATCCATTATACTCATAATTTATCCTTATATGATATTGTAATACTCTTTGTACCACTCAACAAATTTAGCAACACCAACTTCTACTGATGTTGTTGGTTTATAACCAAGTGCTTGAAGTTTGGCAGTATCTGACCAGGTAGTTTGTGCATCAGCCGGATGTTTTTCAACTAATTCCTTTATTGCCTCCTTACCAACATTCTTTTCGATTTCACTCACAAAGTCCATGAGTTGAACTTGTTTACCATAACCTATATTATACACTGTTTTTAGTGTTTGTGTAGTATTATTTGCGTAATTGATAACAATATTAATGCCTTGGATAATATCGTCAATGTATGTAAAGTCGCGGATCATGTCACCATAATTAAATAATTTAATCGGTGTACCATCTATGATTGACTTAGTAAAGCTAAACAGGGCCATGTCTGGGCGGCCCCACGGACCGTAGACAGTAAAGAACCGAAGACCAATCGCTACTGGCAACTTACTAGCCATAAACTGAGATTCATTAGCAGCCTTAGAGTATGCGTATGCATTTAGCTGATAACCTAATTTTTCGGTTTCATTCCAAGGTAATTTGTTACCCACCATCACAGCTGAGGTTGAAGCATAAATCACTTTGTCAACGCCACGCCGTTCACAAATCTCAATTAAATTATTGGTGCCACTGATGTTATTGTCAATGTATAACTTTGGATGATCTAGTGAATGCCGAACACCAGCATAAGCACCCAAGTGTACTACAATATCAGGAGCAGCTGTAGTAACAGCATATTCAACATCAACCGTATTAGTAATATCACCTCTAATAACCATGATACCATTTTTTTCTAATAAAGAGCTGCGAGCAATCTTTAAATTAGGATGATAGTAATTATTAAAATTATCAATGCCAGTCACGCGGTGGCCTTCACCGTGGAGCTTTATTGCTGTGTGATATCCAATAAAGCCTGCACAGCCGGTTATTAAAATATTTGCCATTTTATCTTTCGATCGTTCGAACAGTGATACCTACTTCATCAAACATACTCTTAGAAAATTCCCATGAATCTTGCCATTTTTTAGGAATGCCAGCAGTTTCAGTTATAATTTCTTTAATGCCAACTTGTATAATGCCTTTGGCACACTCAGAGCACGGTGGCAATCCATGAATATAAAGTGATGCACCATCAAGTGAAACACCATTGTACGTAGCATTATAAATGACATTCATCTCTGCATGAACTACATACATGTATTTAGTAGGCTTGTCTTCGTACCTTTCGGCATAATCAAAAATACCTCTAGGAAAACCGTTATAGCCTTGAGCCAAAACATTGCGTTTGGGGCCAACAGCAATTGCGCCTACCTTGGTTGAGGGATCTTTAGACCATGATGCTACTTCTTTAGCAAGTCGTAAAAATACATGGTCCCAGCTATCATGCTCGTTAGACAAATGTTTTTGATGGTTTCCAGTCGTCCCAGTCGTCGTTTGTATCATTTTTTTCATAATTTAATGGTTTGTTGCGGTCAGAGTCGTAATAATGTTCTGAGTGAACTAGCGTAGATTCATTAGCCCATTTAGTGTGAGCTTTGTTCCATTCCTCAGGCGTAACGTCGTTAAGTCGTTTCTTGGGTTCTGTCATAATTTTTATTCCATTGTTTTTGTGTTAAAAATAACATGGTCTTTATATACATCTATTATACCATGAAAGCATCAAGTTGTAAATCGTTTTTTGCGATATTCGGTTGCCCCTGCCTTTGTTCCCACCCAGACTCCCATCCAGATTTATTACTTATATCGGATGGCACATGATCAAAGGTGTTATCGCTGCGTGGTACATAGTTTTGACCAAACCTAACAAAGTCACACATTACATCTTCGTTATCGCGTGGTGCGCCTCCCATGCGCTCACAGAGAAGATCCATGAATTCGTCCGTAGTATACCCGTTTGATAAGAGCTTCATGCATCGTATTGCGTTATTACCAAAGTAGCCATGCGACATATCATCAACTAAATCTTTGTGGTAGTCACCCATATCATATGAGAATGCAGCATACACAAAGTTAAATCGCTTGTGACCTTGTTCTATGTTATGCTCATTCAAATAATCAACTACTTCTTTATGAGTCCTTTTACGGCCTTCCTTTGGCAACCATTCCATAAAACGATCAACCAAAGGTTCAAGTTCGTTTACCATAAAATCAAGACACGTAACGCCTTTACGGGGTGACGGTGGCTGGTTGCCAATCGAAGTAAATAAAGGCTTTCCAGATTGCTTTTTCTCAATCATGAAAGCTTTCATATCTTTGATATCACGCAGCTTACCAAAATGTTGAACTACATTATTGCGGTAGCCGTGGTCACGGGTGAACGATGCGCCAGAACCTGTGATACGATGAACAAAGTACGTATAGAACCAAGTTCTTGTATCCCAACTTTCAGTAATATAACTATCGACAAGATCCCAATGTTTTTGGCCAAGAGCCGAGTTTTTAATTTGATGATGCCTCTTGGGTGTGTTAACACGAAACTTTAAGTCTTGCAATACGTTTGAGAACCCAGCCGCATCGCGTGTGTAACAATCGTAAATGTCAATATATTGCATCAATGGATCGTTGACTGCTTTATCAGCTTCTGATCCTAGATAAGATATATCGCCCCAGTTGCAATTATCTTGTAACCATTTTGCACGTGGGTAGTAGTAGTTAACTAATACATCCAGAGCTTCTTCATTCAGCCATTTGTTTGACATTCTTTTCCCAATCACGATATGAGTCTGTTTGATCAATAATTGATTTATCAATAAGGTCTGGCTCACGGCCTACGTTCCAAAATAGAATATCTTTATCGCTATTCTTAGGTATAAATTTCCATACCTTTCCGTCGTAGGTATCTATGTTAGGAAATGGTGGTAAGTTCTCTTTTTTCTCGCTTGAAGTAAATGCAAGGTTTTCAGAAATGGGCTTAGCCTTACCGAGTTCACCTGCTTTCATATTACGCGATACACAAACAGATACAAATTCAGTATCTGGCCAAGCAATCTGAAGCGCCCGTGTGAGCACGCCCGTGGACGTAGCGGTGTACACGACGTCAGGCGCAGGTATGCGTGAAGCAGACTTTACAATACCTGCTGTCACGCGTTCGTGTTTTAATCCAAGAGGAACAAAAAATGCATTCGAATGTTCGCTAGCCCATTTCTTTGCAATCAAATTTAGATTAGGCATTGCAGCGATACGATGAAAAGATACCTCAGCACCGCGTTCAATACAACAGGCTTGATGCACTGAAATCTTCTGAGAAGACGGCATGAATAGTCGCACCTTCTTATTGTGACGCTTTGCTACATCGAGGATTGATACGCCAGCTAAACCAGTTCTAGGCTGAACATACACGATAGTATCAAGGTGCTCAGGCAATGATGATATTAAGCAATCTCCACCACGTACTTTTGATCCTACAAGAAAATCATCACGCACCACCCTGATTCCGTCATGTGTTACA